CTCTCCGCTGGCAACGTGCGGAGAACGTCGAGGCAGTTCCCTGTGTGGATAGTCACGCTCACAGGATGCCCTCCTCTTGGCCCTGCTGCGCGGGCCGCTGCGCCGGGACAAACTTCGTCGTCGCCCGATGGAAATAGAAGCTGAACACCTGCCCGTCGCCGACGTTGCGGCCTTTGCCCTGAATGGCATTGACGAAGTAGCGCGGCCTGTCCTCGGCGTCCTTGCTGCTCGTCTGCTCCGTTTGCGTCAACGGGTCTTCGTTGGGCCGGTGCAGGAAGATGACGCGGCTCGCGTCCTCCTCGATGTTGCCGGAATCGCGCAGATCCGTCAGGCGCGGCTCGCGGTTGCTGTCCGTGGCAGACAGGCGGGAAAGCTGGGCCAGCAGCACGACAACGCAGTCCATCTCGCCGGCCAGCCGCTTGAGCGCCTTTGTCACGCGCCCGATGGCGTCCACCTTGTTCTCCCGCTGGCTGCTCTGGCAGTCGGCAATCAGGCCGAGATAGTCCACGACGACGAGATCGAGCGGGCTGCCGGCGTGAATAGCCTTGGCGCGGGCAACGATGGCCGCGAGGGAATGGTCGCGCGTGAAAACGTGCAGGTTGGGGCGGGCTTGGGCGTGGAGAGCGGCAAGGTAGTCGGCCTGGTCGCGGGCGTGAGCGTCGGCCAGCCCATTGAAGCTGACGCCGCTGCGCGCCGCTGCCGCCGCCAGCGCGATTTCCTGCCCCGTCATCTCCATGCTCTCGACAAGCACGTTGCGGCCGGCGGCGGCGTCAAATTCTATGATGGCGCGGGCAAGGCTGCTTTTCCCGACGCTGGGGCGGGCAGCGAGGATTATCAGCTCGCCGCGTGAGCGGGGCTTGAAAGCCCTGTCCATGGACGGCCACGGCCATGCCAGCGTGCCGCCGATGGCTTCTGGCGCACGGGTGATGGCGCACTCGGCGTGCGCTACGGCATCCGCCACGACTGCGGCCCACGGCTTGTCGCTGTTCTCCCCGGCGCGGTCATGGACAACCTTCAGGAAGTCTTTGGTGGCCTGCTCGAAAAACTCGTCCACGTTCTCGCCGGGGGTGAAGGCGCGCTCGACGATGCCGCTGGCGGTCTGGATCATGCGGCGCAGCAGGTGCAGGTTGCTCACGCGCTCGACGAAGTAGCCGGCCTGCGCCGTCGTGGGAATTTTGCTGCTGACCTGCATGAGGTAGGGGTAGCCGCCAACTTCGGCGAGCGTGCCGGCGGTTTTCATTTCCTCGGCGAGCACGGACAGGTCAAGCGGCTTCCCGTCAGCGTGCATGGCGACGAGCTGGGCGTAAATGGCGCGGTTGGCCGGGGCAAAGAAAGCCTCTGGCGCGAGCCGCTCGGCGAGGCAACGGCCCATCGTCTCCGCGCCGTCAATGAAGCAGCAGGAGAGCAGGTATTCCTCGGCCTCGAGGGAATGGGGCAGCTCGCGGCTAAAAATGCCGGTTGGGTAAGTGATGGGCGCGGGGGTCATGGTTGTTTCAGAAAGGCTACCCAATGCGTCTTTGCGGCTTTGCCTGTGCGGTGGCCGAACAGCGGCTGCTCGGGAGTCAGCTCGAGTATTTCCCGTAGCGGCACCTCGATTTCGTTCCACTTGAAAATCAGCGTTCCCCCTGGCCGCAGCACGCGGAAGCACGCCGTAAATCCCTTCTGAAGTTCGTCGCGCCAGTCGCCGCGCAGCACGCCGTATTTTTTGAGCAGCCAAGACGTGTCTCCGTTGCGCTGAATGTGCGGCGGGTCGAAAACGACTAGCGCGAACGTGGCGCAGGGGAACGGTAACGCGGTGAAGTCGGCCAGCACGTCGGGATTGACGACGATCTCGCGCTCGCCGTTTTTAACGGAGCAGTCTTTCGCAAGGTGTGTCTCGCGGCGCTTGTCCACGAACAGGGCGCGAGGGTCTTTGCGGTCGAACCAGAACATCCGCGAGCCGCAGCAGGCGTCGAGCACAGGAGGAAGTGTTTTCATACGCGGGTGAGTTGGAAGCAGCGTTGCGGTGGCGGCTGGCCCGGCTGCTGGCGGGAATACGGGTGAAGCGCGCGCTGCACGAGCCGCACGCCAAGAAAGCGCGCCGTGTTGGCAAGGATGCGCGCGCGTCTCATGGTTGGCGCGGTGATGCTCTCGCCCGGCGCGAGGGCCAGCACGGCGGCTTTGTTGGTGCCCCACGGAGCGCGGTCGGGGCAGCGGCGGATGTAAGTTTTCATGCGAGATTTTTCCCGACGCGCGCCGGGGCTTCCAGCCGCAGCTCGCCCAGCGTCTTTTCCGCCTTGGCGATCTCCGCGTGCCAGTTGTTGATCAGGGCCGCTAGGTCGGTGCGACGGAACTTGACGACGGCTTCCGTGCGCGGGAAGGCGAACCAGCGGGACAGCGTTTCCCAATCGCGCTCGCTCGTCTGCGCCACGACAGCCTTGTTTGCAGCCCATGCGCGCAGCTCGCCCCGGCTCCAAAGGGTGTTAGCGCGGCGGTTGAATAGGGCGGCGACGCGGGCCACGAGCGCGAAGTTCTCTGCGGAGGGGATGCCGCTAGGCGCGGTGGGGAACTCTTTGGCGAGGATGGGACGCAGCACGTCAGCAATGGCGTTGGCGTCGAGCCTGCCAAGTGGGCGACCCATGCGCTCGCGCCACGCTGCCACGGCTGTCAGGAAGGCGGCGGCAACGCGCGCGGCGGCGTCGGGCTTGGTGGCTGTGGTGGTGGTGCTCATTTGGATTTTCTGCTGGCTGCGATTTCGTTGTCGAGCTTCACGATTTGCTCAATGGCTTCGCTCATCTGTTTCCACAGACCTTTCTTCGCGGCGTTGTCTCTCATGCGAACCTGAACGCGGCGAAGGTTGATGTAAGTTTCTTCGGACATTGGAAAGGGTTGCCCGGTGGGTGGGTTGCGGTTGCGGACAGAAATCAGCGGGTGTTGGTGGACGAAACCCAGCGGTGCGTGACGCCCGGCAAGCTCTGCCCCGCCTGCAAGCCTTTCAGCGCGGACTTGATCGCGGCATTGTTGGGCGTGAGCGTGACAAGGAACGGCGCGGCCTCGTAAAGCGCGAGGATGTCTGTAACTTCGAACTCCACGTCCCGGCGTAGCGCGACCCAGGCCTGACGGGCGGGCATTACCGCGCTGGCGGCAACGCGAGTGTCAATGATAGCGGCGGTGCGGTCGGCCTCGCGCTTCGCGGCGGCGTCCTCCTCGGCCTGCCGGCGGTTCTCGGCGTCCACGGCGGCTTGCTGGGCCGCAGCAGCGGCGGCGGCTTCCGCCTTCGACCGGCCTTCCTCGGTGCGGGCGCGGGCGGCCTTGGCGGCAAGCTCGGACTGCACCTTGGCAGCGGCGGCAGCGGCCTCGGCGGCAACGCGTTGGGCCTCACGCTGGGCAGCCTGCTCGGCCTCGAACGCGGCGCGCTTGATGGCCTGCTCCTGCTCCCATGCCTTCTGTTTGGCCTCGGCCTCCAGCCGGCGCTGCTCCTCAAGCCATGCGCCATGCACGCGGGAGAGCTTCGCGGCCTGCTCGTCCACGGTGGCGGACAGTTCGCGGGCGATGGCGTCCACGCGCCGGCCAAAGTCGAGCGCGGGCGCTTTGGCCTCGGAGCGCGCCCCTTCAATCAGGCGGGTGAAGCCCTTGGCCTCACGGAGCGCGTTGGCGACGGCGGCTGCGCTGGCAGCATCCGTGATGGGGGCGAGGCCGGCGAATAGCGCGAGCAGGCTGTCGCGCTGGGCGCGGGCGTGCTCGGCGGCGGAAATGGTCACCAGCTCGGAGCCGGTGACGGTGATGGCGGATGCGGTGCGGGTCATGGTAAATTGGTGCCGTGATGTCGCTCACGGCGGGCGGGGTGTTTGTTGAGCCGGTGTCCCCGGCCTCGCGCTGGTGCTACCTCAGCGCAAAATGGCTGCTCAGAAGCCGATGTCTTCCGCCGGCTCACCCGGCTCCTCCGGGAACGCCGAGCCGTCCGGGCCGGGCTGCGGTTTGTTGGCGCGGGGCGCGCGGTGCTCGACCCCGCCAGCCGTGGCGATGGCCTGCACGTTGGCAGCAGCGGACGGCGCGGACGTGCCGGGCTTTTGCAGGCTTACCCGAATAGCCCAGACCATGTTGCCCTGAAACTCGACCTCGCGGGCGGCGATGATGATGGGCTTTCCGACCCAGTTGTCGGTCTCCTCGCCCCAGAGCTTGCCGATGGTCTTGGCGTTGGTTTTGTTGCAGACCAGAGCCTTCGACTTACCCGAAAAGGTGAGGACGAGCTTGGTGTCTTTGTCGGCCCCTTGGCCGATCTCCTCCAGCTTGACGGAGGCGATGGTGACGGTGACGGAGCGGCCTTGCAGGTCGTCGGCGGCGAGATACCGCGATGGGTAGGCTTGTGACAGGTTCATGTGCGTGTGCTTTTTTTGTTGTTTTATCTGTGGGCGGGATGCCCGTCAGAAAATGGTTGGTGGTTGACGAGATTGGATTGGCGTGCTCACTTCGCCGCGTGCCGGCCCTCTGGGCTGGTGCGGTGGCGGCCCCGGTGATGTCCTGTCGAGGGAGTCGCCGGGGCCGTTTTGCTGCCCTCGATCAACGCCTCGACAGCGGCGCTCACGTTTCCGCCGTAGTTGGTCACGGCGTGCTGGCGCAGCTTGGCGGCATTGGGGGCGGCGACGCGCACGCCGACGAACACGCGGGAGCGGCCGGGCTGGGCTTGCACGCGATAGGCGCGGGGCTGGGTGGGCTTGGTGGTGGTGCTCATGGCTGTTGGTCAACTGCGTGCTTGGGAACTACGGTTTCGCCGCGCTGGTCGGCGTAGGCGTCAACGTCGGCCTCGTTCAAGCCGTCGCTGCCGACCAGCTTGAGCCACGCGGCATATTCGCGGTCAAACTCGCGGGCGTTGGCCTCGCGGGCGGCGTCGGCTAGGCGGGCAAGCTCTTCGATGCTGGCGTGGAGTTGTGCGGCTTGGGATGTCATGGTGGGCGCGTTCATGCGTATTTCCTCACTTCGTAGTCTCCTTGCCCTTTGGCGTAGAGCGGTTCGCCGCGCGGGTCAGAGGATTCGTGGCGCAGGCTGGCGGCTCCGCTGGGCGGCTCGACTTGACCGAGGCCGGGCGCGTGCTCGGTGCTGAACTCCGGCGTGGCTACGGCGACGCGTAGCACGTTCTCGCGGTCGTTCCAGTCAACGCCGGTCACGCGCAGCAGCGTGGGCTGCTCGCCCGGTATGGCGACAATGACCGTGCCGCGAAACGGCGGAATGATGGTGTAGGTTGGTGAGGTCATTTGGAGTCTCCTTTCACAATACGATTGTCTTTCTCGACCTTGGAGCTTTCCCGCATCACACCGACGTTGGAGCTTCCCCACATCTCGCCAACCTTGGAGCTTCCCCACATCTCGCCAACCTTGGAGCTTTCCCACATCACGCCAACCTTGGAGCTTTCCCGCATCTCGCCAACCTTGGAGCTTTCCCGCATCTCGCCGACGTTGGAGCCCGGCATCATAACGTGGATGATGGCGTTTTTTACCGTAGCCACTTTCGCTCCCTTGGCTAGAATGAACGCGTCACCGCAAAGCAGGTCAGCATCGCCGGAAACAATCATGGCCTCGACAATGGCGCGCATCTTGGCTTCAACTTTCTTCGCCTTCTCCGGCGTCCACCAAGAAGGCGCGCGCTGCTCATCGAGGATGAGATTGAACTTGGAAATGTCGGCGAGTTCGCGCGTGTAGTTGGGCCGGTATTCAACGCGAGCGAAACGCGGCTCGCCGCTGGGTGTCGGCTTGTCGTTCAGTTTGAACAGGCGCACTAAATCTTCATGCGAGTCCGTCCAAGGATTGTGCAGGAGGTCAAAGCCGATTGGCTCGGCTGACGTGTTTACGATGATAGCGGATTTGAATTGGCACATGGTAATAGATGTTTTTTGGTTGGAAGTGGAGTAGGTTGGTAGCTCAATCGCAATGAATGTTGGCGCGGCTGGGATAGCTGCGCGCCTCGGTAGCCAGATCATAGGCCAAGTCAGCCTCGCGGATGCTGGCCTGCACGTCGGCAGGAAGGCTGGTAATGTTGACCTCGCGGTCTGCGGCTTGCTCATGCGGCCAGCCAAAGCGTTCTGCGGTGGTCTGGCGGGCCTCGGCGCGGTCTGCGGCCTGCTCAAGCTCTGCAAGCGCGGCGCGGTTGGTTAGGTGGCTGGGAAGCTGGGCGGGCGCGCTCACTTGTCGGCCCTCCCTTCAATCTTCGCGCCGAGGCGGTCGCACTCATGCAGCACGCGCCCGGCGCGGAAGGCAACTTTGTGCGGATAGGACGCGCCCGGCCACGCATACAAGTCTTTCACCGCGACCTCAATCGCAACGTATCGGTCGCCGCGCTTGCTCCTGAACTCGTCGCAGAAATACGCCCGCGAGCACGCATGATACTTGCCGGGGCCGAACTCCTGAGTTGTCGGATTCCACGCGGGGTGCTCTATGAACATTCCGACCGCCCATCCGGTTTCGTTCGCGGTACCTTCCTGAGTTTTCCAGTCATTTGACACGCGCTTGAACAGCACGACCTTGCCGCCGTCCGGATTTATCGCCTCGGCTTCCATCCAGCCGCGTGTTCCGCCTTTGATTTTCGGCTCAATCACCCGGCAGTTTTTGCCGTTCTTCTTGACCTTGGCTTTCGCAATCAGCCAAGCGGCGGCGAAGCCGAAAAGCTCAATGATGGACAGCGAGCTATGGATGTGGACGGCTACGCTTCCCCACGCCACAACGTGCGAGCTTTCCCGCGCCACAACGTGCGAGCTTCCCAACGCCTCAACGTGCGAGCTTCCCCAGGCCACAACGTGCGAGCTTTCCCACGCCTTAGTAACCGCGATGCGGTCAAACTGCGTGCCGCCGCGAATTTCAATGACGGTATATTCCGAGAACGAGGCGGGCAGCGCGTCGAGTTCGGCTTGGGTGGTGACTACGACGGTTTTCACTTTGCACCTCCCTTGGCGAGCGCGGCGCGGGCCTCACGAACTTGGCCGACAGTCACCGTTATTGTCATCTCGTCGCCATCTTTCCAATGCTTGGGGATTGAGTCCGCGCAACGCTCTAAAGGAACCAACGCGGCCCGGAGCGCGGCGTTCTCGGCAGTCAGCGCGTCCCAGCCGTTGACGCACGCAACGATGTGCTCGGCGTTGGCGTAAGCCTCGGCGGCGTCCTTAGAGCCTAGCATAACCTTAGTATGCGAAATCATATCGGAAACCCTAGGCTCGCCAACTTGGCAAATGTTGGCAGTCTCAGAATAAATCAGGTCGCCCGATTGCTTCCAAGGCGTTGTCGAGTGCGCGGACTGCGCGGCGGCGGGTTTCTCTTCGGGCCAGACAAACGAGCTGCTGGCAGCAGAACGGGCGGTTTCGGCGGTGTTCATGGTGGGAGGTGGTGTTGGCCGCATTTCCAACCCGCCGGAGGTGGCGGGGTCGAGAGGATTTGCTGCCGATGGGAGGATGTAAAACGATTGCTCCGCAGATGTAAAACAAAATCGTAAAATCTTTTGCCTAGCTCGCGTAGCTACCTAGGAAAACCAACGACTTACGTTGATTTTACTTTGCCGCGCGCGAGCAACCTGGGCACAAAAAAGCCGCCAACTCCCTCGCGGGCCACCGGCGGCACTCATCCCCAAAGGCGGGACAGGCGAGTCAACTACGGGGGCTTCGGCTCAACCGGGCTGGTTGTCGTGCGTCAGCACCTCGGCGATGTCCACGTAGCACACCATGCCGGGCTTGAACGCCCCACGCAGCGAGGGGTTGTCAATTTGGAGCTTCATGCTCCCGCTCGGCGTGGCGCGCGCGAACTCATTGTCTTCGTAGCCCCCGCCGGTCGGCTTGGGCTTGCCGCTGACACACGAGAATTCCACCGCGTCCGAATACTTGGACGAGGTGACGCTCATCACTTCCATCTTGGCTCTGGCGATCTTGCTCATGGTCGTTGTTTTTGGTTGGTTGCCCGGTCGCTGGCCGGGATGCTGCCCACCGTGCCGCCGCACGCGCCGGGCGCAAGCGCGAAAAATAGGGCTTGCGCTTCATCTCGCTCGCCGCAATGGTCGGCGCGTGGACTGAACGCCACCCGTGAAAACCAAGACCTAACTTCCCGCCCGGCTCGCCGTGTGTGTCTCCCTGCGGGGCGGCACTTCTTTCAGCGCGGCGAGCGCGGGCGGGTCTATCCTCACCGCCATGGCCTACACCAAACTTTTCAACTCCATTGTCACCTCGACGATATGGCTGGAGACCGACCGCACGCGCATCGTCTGGATAACCATGCTCGCGCTCGCCGACCAAAACGGAGAAGTGCAGGCGTCAATTCCGGGCCTTGCTCACGTCGCGGGCGTCCCGGTCGAGGACTGCCGCACGGCCTTGGCGAAGTTCCTCGGGCCCGATCCCGACTCCCGCACCCGTGACGACGAAGGCCAGCGCATCGAAGAAATCGAAGGCGGCTGGGTGTTGCTCAATCACGGCAAATACCGCGCCATGGCTTCCGGCGAAGATCGCCAGCAAAAGGCCGCTATCAGGCAGAGGCGTTTCAGAGAAAAGAAGGCGCGCAACCCTGTAACGCTCAGTAACGCTCCCGTAACGCTTAGTAACGCTTTGTCACACACGCAAAGCCAAGCAGAGGCAGAAGCACAGGCAGATGGCAGAGAGCAGAGAGCAGAGCAAGGTGTGAGTGTGGTGGCTACGCCACCGACGCGCACACCCTCGGCCTCAAACCCAAGCCTCTCAGAATGGCTGAAAAAGGCATCAGAACTCTACCCGGCGTGGCCTGCCGCTGATGCTGAGGGCGCGTGGCATCACTATGAGGCGAATGGCTGGCGCGTCGGCAAGAACCCTGTCCGCAAATGGCCGGCTTGCTTGGCGACATGCCACGGCCATTGGCGAAAGCAGAACGCAGACCAGCCCGCCACCCCCGCACGGCTAGGCAAGAACGTCCAATGAACGCCAACAGCCAAGCCCACCACTCCCGACCTCGTTACACGAGTCAAAGGCCCGCAAATCGCACAGGACGGCGCGCGCGGGGCATCGTAGCGGCGTTCAACGAAACGTCGGGGCCGACCCCACCCCCGGCTAGGTTACCTCTATTTTTGCCTTGAGTAGAGGTCACGTGAGCAGCAAACCTTCTTTTTATGAGCACCAGCAAAATTAAACGGGTCAACGCGCGCCCGGAAACCGGCCAAGGAAGCGATTTGAAGCCCGACGCGGCCCAGAGTAGCGGCGGGAAGGGCACAGGCCCGCAAAACGCAAAGGAAACGATGAAGGAGCTTGGGGCGCGCTGGGGCGTGTCGTTCAAGACGGCGGCGAAGTGGCGTCGGCAGGGTGCGCCCATTGAGGATGACGCTGAGTTGGCGTCATGGCTGGTGGCTAGGAAGGAGATTGCGCCAGGCCCAAGGGCGAAAATCGCGGAAATGGCGGCGGCGCTGCGCAAGGCCAAAGCGGAGGCGGGGGAAATAGCCCGTGAGCCGGTCTGGGGCGGCGGCTTGGTCAACCCCGACCGTGAGCCGGCGAAGGAAGGTGTGGACGTGGCGGCGGCGGTGACGGAAGGAACGCGCGGAGCGGCGAGCGCGCTACGTCGGCAAGAGGACGAGGAGCTGGCGAGCTACGCGCGGCTCAAGACGGCGATTGCCAGCGGCGACGCAGCGGAGGAGAAGGACGCGCGCGCGGCGTGGTTGAAAACCTCGGAGAGCCTGCGGAAATTCGATTTGTTGGTCGAGGCGGCGCGGCGGGACGCCGGCGAGCTTCTGCCCCGCTCCGAATGGAGCCGGATGTTTCGGGCTGGCATCTTCTGGTTCCTGCACAGCATCAACCGGGCGCACGACGAGCTTTGCGAGAAGCTGGTCGGGATGCCGGACGGGGTTGCCGCATGGCGCGTGCTCGACGCCGACCTGATTAACCGCATGGGCGAAGCGTTCGCGTTCGCGTGCCGGCGCGAGAGCGCAATGAGTTTGCCGAAATGGGCGACCGACGACGCGATGGCCGCGCTGCTCACGCCGCTGGAGGAGCAGCCGACGCCGGACAAAATCCCGTGAGCTTCTATCCGTGGAAACGCCGGTCAGCCGCAAGTTGGCTCGCGCGCGAAGTCGAATTCGCCCCGTCGCGCCCCATCGCCGGCCATTTCAGCCTGCGCCACTCGCCCTACATCGCTGAGCCGCTCGCCGCTGTCCAAACCGAGCGCAACCGCGAGCTGTGGATGATCGCCTCGTGGCAGTCGGCGAAGTCGCTTTGGCTTGAGCTATCCGCGCTCTGGCTGCTCGCCAACGACGGGCAGGCCGCGATGTGGAACAGCCCGACGGACATGAAGGCGAAGGAATTTTCCTCGACGCGCTTCTCCGAGCTGCTCGACGACTGCGCGCCCGTCCGCGCGCTGCTGGCCGGTGACCGTTTCAGCAATACGAAAACGCTGAAGCGGTTCATCAACGCATGGCTCATCATTCAGGGCGTGGACGAGCTGGGCAACCTGCAAAGCAAATCCGTCGGCTACCTGTTCAACGATGAAAACTGGCTGTGGCCGCCCGGCCGCGTGGCCGAGACGCGCGCCCGCGTGACGAAGTTTCGGCGTTGGCTGCATCTGAACGCGACGACCGGCGGGGAAATCCACACCAACGTCAAGATGCGGATCACAGAGGACGGGCAGGCCGTGACCATCGGGCCGGACGAGACGGCGCAAGCGTGGGAGGCCAGCGACCAGCGCGAGTGGCAGCTTCGTTGCCCGCATTGCCGGGACGAGGCGCACGGCGGGTATTTCACGCCGCGCTGGGAGCAGATGGACTTCGGCGGCGACGACTCCCGCAACGCCTCCGGCGAGTGGGTGTTTTCCAAGGTGCGCCGCAACCTTCGCCTCGTCTGTCCGCTGTGCTCCGCGCCCATCCGCCCCGGCGCAAAGACGCTGGCCGCGCTGAACGACGGCGCGCGCTACGTCGTGACCAATCCGGAGAACACGGGCGGCATCATCGCGTGGCATTACAACGCGCTCGCGCATTTCGATTGGGTGAAGCTCGCCGAGGAATGGCTGCGCGCGCAAAAGACGATGCGCCTCGGCAGCATCGAGCAGCTCAAAACCTTCGTGCAGCGTCGGCTCGCGGAGACATGGGTGGCGGACAAGTTTTTGCAGACGACGGCGGAACTCATGGCCGGCGGCTACAAGCTCGGCGAGAAATGGCCCGACGCGCAGCACACGTTCCTGACGGTGGACGTGCAAAAGGACTGTTTCTATGCCGTCGCGCGCGGGTGGGGCAAAGGCACGTCGCGCCAGCTCGCGGTTGAGCGGCTGCTGACGATTGACGACGTGGAGAAGATGCGCCTCACGCTCGGCATCCCGCCAAATTGGGTCGGCATTGATGCCGGCTGGAACATGGATATGGTGCTGGTCTATTGCGCGCGCTTCGGCTACGCCGCGCTCAACGGCGTCAAGCGGCGGGCGTTCTACCACGCCGAGGACAACCTGCACCGGATTTATTCTCCCGTCCGCTGGCACAACATTGGCCTCGGCACCATCCACGAGCGCGGCCAGCGCGTGCCGGAATTTCTTTTCTCGACACAGGCCATCAACGACCGGCTGGAAACGCTGCGCTCCATCGTCACGCCCGCGCCGATCTGGACGGTGGCGGACGACACGCCGGAGCTGTTCAAGAAGCACATGGACGCCTGCCGGAAAATTGAGCGGCGCACGGCGCAGGGGCTTCCGTTTTTCGAGTGGCATCAAATCGGCTCGCGCCCCGACCATTGGCGGGACGCGGAGCTGATGCAGGTCGTGCTTGCCAGCATGGCCGGGCTGGTCGGTGCCGAGGCATCGCCGGCCGACACGCCCGAGCCAGCGTCAGAAAAGCCGCCGCGTGAGTGACCGGCGGGCCATTGGCGGCGAACAAATCGCCCTTTTTGAATGGCCTCCCGCGTCTCATCCGGCATCTTTTTCGGTTGCACCGCCGCCCAACTGGAAACGGCGCGCGCTTCGCTTGTCCAAAAGCTGATTGATTTCGGCCCCGACCGGGCCGTCTCCCTGAACGTCAACTCGAACTCGTTTGCCTTCGCCGAGCGCGGCGGGGTCACGATTGACCGGATGATGGCGGAACTCAAAAACGCTTTCAACCAGGTTGACCCGGACGGGTGGACGGAAACGGTTCTCGACCGCACGGCCTTCGGCAACAACTACGGCGCGCAGAATGGGAGCGCGGCAGTCTGACGACCATGGCCGCCGCTGCGTCATCTCCCGCCATTCTCGACTCTCGCGGTAACGCGATGGACGCCACCGCGCCGGTCTCGCCCTTCGGCGGCGGCAACAGCTACTCGCGCCAGATTTTCCCCAACGGCTCGCAGCTTTACCCGGTCACGCAGGACACGGATTATCGCAGCTTTCGCCCCTACCTCGACACCGACGTTGCGGCGCTCCTCCCGCGCTTCCGCTTCCGCGCGATGCTCTCGGATGCGCGCTACATCTACGCGCAAGGCGGGCTGCTGGCCGGCGGCATCCACTCCAAGGCCGACTACACCATCGGCGGGGCGTGGCGCAGCCGCTACCTCGGCACGGACACGGCATGGGGCGCTCAGGCGGAGAAGGTGCTGTCCGCATGGCATCGCGTTTTCTGCCTTCGCGGGCCGGCGTTTCATTGGCACAAAACGCTTTGGCTCGGCTGCAAATCGCTCGACGTGGACGGGGACTTTTTCATCCACCGCACCAAGACCGCCGAGGGCTATCCGCAAATTCAGTTCCTAGAGGCGCACCGCATCGGCTCCCGCAACGCCGAGAGCTTCGTCGCGCAGGGCGAATACGAGGGGCTGCTGATGAACAACGGCGTCATCCTTGGCGACGACGGCCGCCCCGTCGCCTACCGCGTGCTCGGCTCCGAGCCGGGTGAGGACAAGGACGTTTCCGCCGCCGCGATCACGCACGTTTTTGACCCGCGATGGTATTCGCAGACGCGCGGCATCCCCGCCCTTTGCTACCCGATCCTCGACTGGTATGACATCACGGAGATCCGAGACGCGGAGAAAATCGGAGTGAAAGCCGCGTCGAGCATCGGCCTGATTGAGAAAAACCCGGCCGGCGGGATTGATAGCGGGAGCGCGTTCATCAAAAGCGGGCAGACTGGGGCCGTTCCGGCAGGTCTGAAAACGGAAATGTATGCGAAAGGCCTCATCCGTTACTTCGCCAGCAATTCCGGCTCCGGGCTGGAGTCTTTCACGTCGTCCCGTCCGTCGCCCGCATGGCAGGGCTTCATGCAGCATCTGATTTCGTCGGGCTTCATCGGCATTGATTGGTCGGTTGAAATGGTCAACCCGTCCGACCTGAAACCCGCCGCCGCGCGCGTCATCGCCGGCAAGTGCGCCCGCTCCGTTGCCTCGCGGCAGAGCGTTCTCCGTCACGGCGCGCTTTCGTGCGATCTTTTCGCGCTCTCCTGCTTCATCGAGCGCGGCGACCTGCCCGCGCCCCCGGCGGACTGGACGGAATGGGGCTACACGATGCCCCCGAAAGTCTCCGGCGAGGTCAACCGCGATGCCGAGCAAGACCGGCTCGACTACATCGTCGGACGGCGCAACATGGGCGAGCTGGTCGAGGCCGACGGGCGCAGCTTCACGGAGCATCTGGAGGAGCGCGCGGCGCAGGCGCAGGCGCGCAACGACCTGCTCAAGAAATACCCCGACCTCACCGAGGCCGACTTCGGCATCATCACGCCCAACGGCAACCCGACGAAGCAGGACATTTCCGCCACGCAGGACGAACTCGCCGCCGAAACGGGCGACAAAAAGCCCGCGAAAACCGCCGCCGCCAAATGAAAACCCCGCCGACCATCACCACCGCCCCGCTCGCGGGCCTGCTCGCGCAGGTTCCGATGATGCGCGGCGAAATCCACGCCGCGTTTGTGCGCGACTGCCTGCCGCTGCTGCTCGGCGAGACTGTCGCGCTCGCGGAGCTTCGCGCCAAGGTCAACGACATGGAGCCGGACGACAACGACCCCGACGAGGGGATGCCATGGGACGTGGAGCCGGACGACATGATCGAAATGCAGGGCGCGGTCGCCGTCGTGAACATTTCCGGGAAGCTCTGCACCGGCCTGAGCGCGTTCGAGGCATGGTGCTACGGACTCACGCGCAGCGAGGACATTTCTGCCGCGCTCTCCGTCGTGGCGCTGCTGCCAGCTCGCGCCGTGGTTCTCAACATCAATTCGCCGGGCGGTTTCTCCCAAGGGATGCCGGAACTCGCCGCGCAAATCTCCGCGCTGTCCGCCGTGCGCGTGACCGCCGCCTTCACCAACGGGCAGATGTGCTCCGCTGCCTACTGGCTCGGCTCGCAATGCTCGTCCGTTTATTCGACCGTCTCCGCGCAGGTCGGCTGCGTCGGCACCTACGGCGTTTTCTACGATTACTCCAAGATGCTCGCCGAGCGCGGCGTCTCCGTGGACGTGATCAAGGCCGGCGACTTCAAAGGCATGGGCGTTTTCGGGACGAGCCTCACGAAAGAGCAGCGCGCCTTCATGCAGGCCGACGTTGACCGCACCAACGCGCGTTTCCTGTCCGCCGTGAAAGCGAAGCGCAGCGGCGTGGACGAGGCCGACCTGCAAGGCCAATGGTTCGACGGCGAGCAGAGCGTGGAAAAGAAACTTTCCGACCGCGTGGTCGGGTCGCTTTCCGCGCTCACGGGTGAGCTGAACCGCGCCCTCGCGCCCTATGGAATTTAACAACCGGCGAACAAACCGCCCTTTTCAAGTAACCACCATGGACATCGCGACCCTCCTCCAGAATTTCACGGGCGAAAAAGAGCGCACCGCCGCCCTTTCCGCCGCCAATACCGCGCTGCTTTCTGGCCTCGGCTTGGACGCCAAGGCCATCGAGGGCAAGACGCCAGACGAAATCAAGGCGCTCGCCGCCGCGAAGCTCGCGCCCGCCACGACCGCCGCCGCCGAGCCCGACATCAAGACGCTGGTTTCCGCGAGCGGCATCAACATCGCCGACGGCCAGACCGCCGAGCAAGCCCTCGCCTCCCATGTCTCTGCATCTCGCACCGTGTCAGTCTCTCTCAACCATACCCTCGCCGCGCTGGGCGTTGAAAGCGGCGCGGTCGCCGGCAAAGACGCCGCCGCCGTCAAGCAAGTCATCGCGTCCCGCGTCGCCGCCAAGTCCGCCGAGCAGCTCGCCGCCGCCGGCTTCTCCGCTGAGGCGCTGAAGGAGGAAAAAGGCGAGGACGGCGCGGCCGGCAAGAAAGCCGCCAAGACCGAGAGCACGCTGACCGGGGCCGACCGCATCCGCGCCGACATCAGCGCGCAATTCGCCGCCGACCCCGCCTTGCGCGTGCGCGGCGGCCGCCAGCCCGGCAACAACTGAGCACCCCCACCCTCTCCAAACCCAAGCCCTTAACCTTTTCCCACCATGGCTCAACTCACCCTCCTTGACATGACGAAGCGCACCGGCTCAGACCGCGAAATCGGTCTGATCGAGGACGTCGTCACCTTCGCGCCGGAACTCGGCGTCATCCCCGTTCGCCCCATCGTCGGCACGACCTTCCGCAGCACGCTCCGCACGGGCTACCCGACCGGCGCGTTTCGCGCGGCTGGTGCTGGCGTCACGCCCGCCAAGAGCACCTACGCGCAGAAGCTCGCGGAGTGCTTCTTCTTCGACACGCCGCTCGTCGTTGACGAGGCGCTCCCGGAGGCTGAGGACAAGAGCGTCGGCGACATCCTCACCGACGAGAGCATCGGCGCGATCCGTGGCGCGGGCATCTCCATCGCCTCACAGTTCTACTACGGCACGAGCGCCGACGCCAAGGGCTTCCAAGGCGTCGTGACCTACATCACCGGCAACACCGGCTTCGAGGTCAACGCCGGCACGACCAGCGGCGGGGCCAACACGACCAGCGTTTATCTCGTGTGGCTCGACCTGAAGGGTATCCATTTCATCGCCGGCAACACCGCCGCGCCCCGCGCCGCCATCGGCACCGTCGAGACGCCCTCCGGCGCTCCCGCCATGGTCGCCCCGCCGTTCCAGATGCCGCCTTGGTTCCGCCAGCAAGTCACCGACCCGGCCGACAGCACCAAGCGGTTTTTCGCCTTCGTGTCCAACATCCGGGGCTGGATCGGCATGGCCTTCGGTTCCAACAACTCCGCTTTCCGCGTGCGGAACGTCGGCACCGGCACGGCGACCACGACCAAGCCCTTCACCGACACCCTCGGCGCGCAGTTGCTCTCGCTGGTGCCGCTGCACATCCGCAACAGCGGCAATCTCCGCTGGTTCATGAACCGCACCGCCGCCTACGGCCTCCAGTCCGCGCGGTCGTTCACGAGCGTCACCAACTTGACGCCCGGTATGGGCAGTATGCAGGGTGGCGTGTTTGCCGATCTCCCCAAGGAGTGCCAAGGCATCCCCATCGTCATCACCGACAGCATCACCAACACCGAGACGGGCATCTGAGCGCGTTCGCGTTTTCAACCAACCACAACCTTCTCCTTCCCTACCATGAGCGGCACTCCCTCTTCCCCCACCAACCGCGCGATGCTGGACGCCAACGTGTCCTTCACCGTCACCGGCCCCAACGTCGCCACGGGCGCGAACGGCACGCTGCTCGATCTTGGGCAGACGGCCATGTTCCCCGTCAACGAGCGCGTGGACGTGCAGATCGTCGTCCCGGCGATGCCCTCCCTCGCCAACACCAAGACCGCTACCTTTACCGTGGTTGACTCGGCAGACAGCAACTCGTCCAACGCCTCGGCGATTGCCGCCGTCGCTACCGTGGTCATCACGGGCGGCGCGAGCGGCGGCGCGGCCACGACCGTCTATCGGAAGCTGCCCGGTGCGACCCGCCAATACATCGGCCTCCAGAGCGCGGGCGTGGCCAACGGCGGCGACAACAGCGCGGTCACGATCACGGCCAACCTGACATTCTGAAAAAAGAGCTTGCCGAGCGAAGCGGCGAAGCACACAAGCGGGGGGAGCGGAGCAATCCGCCCCCTCTTTTTCATGCCAAATCTTCGCCGTTTCCTCTCATGGGTTCGCTCTCTGTTTTGGCGTCGTGCGCCGCAAATAGATGACGGGCTAATCTTCTCCAAAGGGGCAAAAACCCCCAAGGAGGGCGATACGCGCCCTCTCGTTTATATCTCCGTCCCCTCATGGGACAGGGGAGAGCATCCCTATCATTCACGCAGCGTGATGGCGCTCGCCAACGAGAGCAATCTGCGGCTCATCTGCACGACTCACGCGCTCGGCGACTTCCTGATGCGGGCGCGCAACCGGCATCTGTTCCAGTTCCTGAACCTGCCGCAAAAGCCGGATTTCTTCTTCTGTGTCGGCAGCGACATTGATTTCAAGCCGGAGTATTTCGAGCGCATCGTGGCGCGCAACCTCCCCATCGTGGCCGGCCTGTATGCCGTGAAAGAGGCCAACGCCCCCGGCACGCCGCCGCGCTGGTGCATGAACACGTTGCCCAAGGAAGCGCCCGTCTCGGCAGACGGCCTCATGGAGATTGCGGCCGGCGGCACGGACTTCATCTGCTTCCGGCGCGACGCGCTGGAGACGATGGTGCAGCATCCGCTCGTGCTGAAATACGCGGACGACTTCCCCGGCGGCGACAAGACGAAGCCGCACCATCACCTGTTCAACTTCGGCGTGGTCAACACGGAGCTGGCACATATCCCGACTGGGCAGCCGATGGGCGATTGGGTGAACGCCGACTGGCAGAAAAACCGGCTGCTCTCGGAGGACTATTGGGCGTGCCAGATTGCGCGCGCGTGCGGCATCAAAATCATGTTGGACGTGACAGGCTACTGCGGGCATTGGGACGGGCGCACGCGCTACCCGACGAACGCGCCTCCGCACCGGGACGCGCCCAAGGCAAACACGGCCGACACGGCAGAGCAGTTCACGCTCGACCCGGCCACGTCAACCACCACGCCGGAGCACGGCGGCGCACAATAATTTATGTTCGGCAAACTCCTATCCTCAGCGATCAAGGTCGTCACGTTGCCGGTGGACGCGGCGGCTGCTGGCTTCGACATCCTCGCTGGCGGCGACGGAACCAAGTCCAGCCGCACTGATGGGGCAAACCCCGTTGGCATGGTCGAAGAGCTGCGCGACCGCGTGGCGGAAGCCGCCGAGGACATAGACGACTAAGACAATGAAAATCCTCATCATCGGCGCGTCTGGTTTGGTCGGCTCGCACATCGCCGAGGCCGCGCTGCGGAGCGGGCATGAAGTGGTGGGAACTACGCGCACGACCCCATCGGAGCGGTATTGCGCCACGCTCGACCTGAAAGATTGGCCGGCCACGGTGGCGCTCGTGGACAAGGCCGCGCCAGACGTGATCGTCCATGCCGCCGGGTTTTGCAGCGCGGACGGGTGCGAGGCCGACATTGACAGATGCCGCGAGGAAAACGCCAGTCAGCCGGTGGCGTTGGGGCGGTTGTGTGCCGAGCGTGGACTACGTTTCGTCTTTGCCTCGTCGGCCTACGCCAAATTCCCAGAGTTGAACAATTACGCATCGGCGAAGCGTTACACCGAAATCAGCCTGCTTGAACTTAGGACACCCCTAATCCTTCGCCTCATCAATGTCTGGGGGAAGGACGCGAAACGGCTCTGCTTCCCTTACCAAGTTTTGCGCGCGGTTCACGCGGGCGAGTCGCTGCGCTGCGCTACCGACCAGCTCGGAAACCCGACGTGGTCCGGAGACATCGGCGCATGGGCCGTGCAGATGATTGAGCACGGCGCGCATGGCATCTGGAACGTGGCGTCGCCCTTCGTGATGAACCGGTTGGAATGGGCGCGGGCGATTGCACCAGAGGGGGAATATGAAGCGCGGACGGGCACGCAGGGCACGCAAATCGCTGCCAGGCCAGCGGACGCGACGCTCGACACGCGTGAGCTGCAAACCCACTTCCCGCGCGTCTGCCGCCAGCCGCACGACCTAGAAGGCATTTTCGGCCCGATGAAAAAATGAAAACGCTGCTCCTCACCATGTGCTCGCCGACCTACTACCCGCTGGGGCAGGTCACGCGGCCAAATCATCTCGCTTACGCCGCAGCGCGCGGGTATGAGTCGCGCTGCTTGGACATCGCCGAGGCCGGGGATTACGGCGGGGTGGCCGGCGAGCGGGCGCGGCTGAACGGCGTGCTGGCGGCGTTTGAGGAAGGTTTCGAGCAGGTGCTTTTTCACGGCGTGGACATCCTTTTCACCAACCACACCAAGACGCTTGAAAGCATCGCGCCCGGTTCGCCGGTCGTCGTCGCGCGCGAGGATCTTCGCTGGTGGCCGCTCAATTACGATGTGGTCATCTGGCGGAAGGGCGACGCTGCAACGCGCCTGCTCCACCGGCTGCTCGCCGACGAGCCGGTCTGGGCAAAGCTGAAATGGCTCGTGCAAACGCACCTGTGGAACCTGCTCAAAACGGACGCGAAGACGGCACAGGCGGTCGCGCTGGTTCCGGCGCGGGCGATGAACTCGACAGCGCAGCCAAACGCCCCGCTCTCGCGCTGGCAGCTTGGGGATTTCATCATCCACTTCCTCGATATGCCGCTGGAGGAGCGCATCCGCACTGCGAAGGCCATAATTGAGTTGACCGGGCCGCACTACGACGGCACCTTGCGAAAATGAGCACGGCCCACAAAACGGCGAAGCCAGCCGAGCACCCCGCCGCGCCCCATGACGACCGGGTGAAGTGCCCCGCGTGCGGCGGGAGCGGGAAGCTCCGCGCCGGGCTGAAAGCGTGCCCGAAATGTCTTGGCCTTGGTAGCGTCCACCCCAGCAAAAAATGAACCCTCCTGAACCAAGCGCGTGGCCAAGTTATTTTCGGCATAACTTCGATCCCGGACGATTTCGCCGGGTGTTTTCAGCTGACGAAACAGAGGACGCGGGGTGGTATGAAAAATATAACGACAAAGATAATCTTGACCATCGCCCAAATGGGGCGATGCCGCTTCGCCGTTGGTATCACCATGCTGAAATGATTCCCTTTTGCCGTTAACCCTCCCGCGCCCAATGAGCATTTCCAACGCCCTCCTCCGCACCGCCCTCCCCGCCGCCCGCGAGGCCGCCCGGCTCATGGGCAGCGACGATAGCAGCGCCACGCGCACCGGCACCTTCACCCTCGGCGCGCTGGGGCCGTTCACGGGCGTTTTCACGGCGGCAGACGAGGCGACAAAGATGCTCTATGCCGGCTATCAGGTGAACGTCTCGCTGATTTGCGTCACGCTATGCGAGCAGTTCACCGCCGAGCCAGACCTGCGCGCCAACCTCGTTTTCGATGGCGTCACCTACCGCATCCGCGAGCGCAAGAGCGACAGCCTGCATTACACCCTCGTCCTGTTCCGTCCGTCTTGAACCTCCAATGAAAATCTCCAAATCAGGCCACCGCAAAGTTGAGCGCGCCGTCGCGCTTGGCTGGAACGTGCGCCAAGCCGTCGGCCCCTGCACTTGGGTTCGCAACATCAAGAAACGGAGGCCGCTGTGAACCTGCACCATGACCCCGACCGTCACATGGGACTCCACGGCCTTCGTCGGCGCGATGCACGAACTCGCCCAGATTTCCGGGCGCACGTTCGCCGACGTTTGCAAGCGTGAGATGGCGGCGGCGGTTCGCATCTGCGCGAGCGAGGTCAAGATCACGCCGGAGAAAACCGTCCGCTCGCGCGTGACGAGGCGATACATGGCGAAATTTGAGACGCCCGCCGGCAAGATCAGCGACACGAAACGGGACACATGGTTCAAGGAGGAAGGCGACGACACCTTCATACCCGTCGGCTATGACGCGCTGCCCCGCATGACGGTCAAGAGTGGCCCGCAGGCCGGCAAGCGGCTCACCGGCACCGCCTCGCGCGGCTGGCACGTCAGCGGCTACATCTGGGGCGCGGCCGTCAGCGGCGACGCCGCCCGCAAGGGCTACATCAAGGCCGAAATCCCCAAGCGGCTCCGGGCGCGCTTCGTCGGCCTGCAAAGCTGGGTGCAGATCGGCGACGCGCTCGGCCTCGACCTGAACAGCGTGCCGCCGCAGACCAAGCAGATCAAAACGCAGGAGGCGCGCGACGCCGCTGACCGCAAGGGGCGCACCTACCGCAATGGGCAGAAGTTTGAGAACAGCATCGGCCCGAGTTACGAGCTGACCATCGTCAACGAGTCGCCCGTTGAAATCAAAAAGACCGGGCAGGCGCGGCTCAACTCCGCGCTCGACCGGCGCGCGAAGGCTTTTGAGAACAACGTCGCGCACAAGGTATTTCAGGACGTAAAGGCGCGGATGGCGCGCTACCCAGGAATGTTTGTGACCGGCGATACCGCGCCCGTGAACGAATAACCACCATGCCAACCTCCCCCGCTCCTGACCTGCCGACGCTGCTCGACTTCGAAACTCAATTCGAGGACAAAGCCGCAGCCATCCTTGCCGCCGCCGGCATCACCGCTGCCATCACCAAGGCGCGCTCGACCGCCAACGTCCCTACGTTGGACATCGCCATCCGCTTCGATGTCGGCGAGGCGCTGAACCATTGGGGCATCACCCCTGGGGGGAAAGCGCACTACGATATGTTCAACGGGAAGCTGGAAATCACGCTCTTTGCCGACCGCGACGCCAACGCCGACTCGGCGGATGTGAACTACGCGCAGTTCCAGCTTTTGCGCGGGAAGATAGCCGCTGCCTTCTTGGAAGGGCTGAACCCGTTCGGCGGGATGGACTGGCTCGACGTGAGCAGCTTCTTTGTCCGGCCGCTAGGCCGCAACGCCGGCCTCGGCGAGAGCAAGCTCCAAGACCTTTGCACGATGACATGGGCCGTGCGCTTTGGCATCATCAAAGCGGCGTGGCCGTCTGCGAGCTGACCCAGCCATGCGCGAAGAAAACGAGGCACCGCCGCCCGCCGCCCTTTTCCAAGAGGAGGACGACCCCAACGCCCGCGCGTTGTTTGCCGTCTCCCATCTCCTCCGCTGGCTGGTGGACGGCACCGGCATCGAGGCGCGTGTCGGCAAACCGTCCCGCCGGCACAACCAAAACAGCCCGATGGACAAGATCGCAAAAAAGGCGGTCGGCCTCGTGCTGGTCGCCCGCCCCGACCATTTGCGGGAGCAGGTTCTCCGAAAGCTGGCGCGGGAGTGCGGCTGCTCGCACGTCTCACTGGGCGAATACGCCCAGCTTGCCGAGGCCGAGTTTGGCTACCTTGTCGCCAAGCGCGGGAGAGCTACCCGCCCGCATTTCGAGTTTGTCACCGGGTTGAGGAACGACGAGGCCGAGCGTTGAGCAGTGGCCGGGGGTTGAGCGGCGAACAAACCGCCCTTTTTAACTTATGGCCACGCCCACAACCATCTTTCAGGACGGCCCTCTGCCGCATGGCAGTTTCAACGTCACCATCCTTGAGACAGCCCAGGCCTACATCGCGTCCGGGTTCACGCTGGATTTCGACAGCAAGCACATTCAGGCGCTCGACGCCACCGGCCTCCCCGACCGCCAGAAGGTCATTCCGCAGTTTCAGACCGGCTCGGCCGATTTCCAGTTCGACGACGTGAACATCGGGATGCCCAACGTCGGCACCACCTTCGCGGTGGACGCCAACCAAGACGGCACCGTCGAGCCTTACATCGTCATCAAGCCGGGGCGCACCTTCAGCCAGGACGATATGTTCAAAGGCAAGGCGACCATCGCCGCCGCGCAGCGCCCGTGCATCTATTTCAGCAACGGCGCGAACACCGGCAATCTGGCCTCGTCCAATGGCGTCGCGCTCGCAAACACGAACATTCTCACGGTCGGCAGCTACCTGCCGCAGGGCCAGACCTTGCTTGCCAACGGCTACGCCGCCAGCGGCCTGCCCACCGGCCTGAGCATCGCGGCCGGCAACGGCACCGTGACCGGCACGCCGACCGCCATCGGCGCGTTTGCCGTCACGATCACGAGCCTGAACCAGTCGAGCAAGAAGGGCAGCCGATCCTTCACTTGGACGATCTCTTAAACGCGCGAGAGCGCGGATGCCCATGCCGCCCCCGCCGTCAGAACTCACCCAGAACGCCGCTTTGCGTGTGCAGTCGCGCGAGCATTCCGTTTTGCGCGTCCCGCAGCAGCTCGCCGACGAGCGCGGCAGTTTCGGCCCGGCGTTGCTCCCGTTCACGCCTTGGCACCACTTCATTTTGACGGGCGTGGAAAACGCGCTGCTCGGCTCCGGGCGCGCGCCGACGTGGGCGGACATCCTGCAAGCCCTCTGGGTCTGCTCGCCGGGCTTCCGGCAATGTTCCATGTGGAACAAAGCGGCTTTTGCGTTCCGCTGGAACAGCCTGCGAAACAAACGGCAGGCAGCGCGCTACCTTGCTGCGCTGGAAACCTACTTTGCGCTGGCGTTCATTGACCGGCCCCCCGGCGAGGCCAAGAGCGCGCGCGTCGTGCCGCGTGCCAGCCTCCCGGACGAGCCGCTGGCCCTCGTGCGGCTGGAGGCGCTTTGCCGGCGCGAGCTGGGCTATTCGCGGGAGGAGTTCTGGCATACGCCCTACGGGCATACTCTTCAGCTTTTGAGCACCGTCCACGCCATCAAAAACCCGGATGCCGTGCGGTTCGACGAGAGCAGCCGGCAGGTGCGCGAGCATCTGGCCGCCCGCCGCCGCGCCGCGCGCAACAGCCAACCCGCCCCGCGCTTCTAACCATGTCTTTTGGCCCATCCATCAAGGCGAGCATCGGAGCTGACACGTCTCAGCTCAAGGAGGACGCTGGCAAAGCCGAGGGCATCATCGGCAACTTTGCGGAGCGCACGAAGGACTTCCTCGGCGAGGTCGGCACGGGTATCCTCAAGGCGTTTTCGCTTCAGTTCGCAGCCGAGAAGGTCGGGGAGTTTTTCAAGGAGATTTACCAAGGCGCGACGCGGCTCTCCCAGCTCTCGCGCGAGCTGGGCGTGAGCACGCAGGCGTTGCAGGCGTTCAAGA